GGGCTTATTGGTAAGTTTTTCTCTCAGAAGAATGAAATCTTAACAGCTCAGAATCAAGCACAGCTTCAAGTGGAGCTAGCTAAGCTTCAAATGGCTAGAGAGATAGCCACATCACAATTAAACCTTAATGCTACTATTATACAATCAACAGCTCCATTCTTCAAGTATTTTACATTCTTCATGTGGTTTGGTCCTTTCATGGCGGGTGTAATAATGCCCTCTCTATCTAAGGATATTTTCCTTAATTTAGGAGGCATGCCAGAATGGTATGTCACGTCATGTATAGCTATTATGTTCACGGTGTGGGGAATAAGCGTAAGTGCTCCCGTAGTGAATGGTATTTTTAGTGGATTAGGAGAGTTCTTCTCTGCTCGTAGAGAGTACAAAGTAAAATTGGCTACACTAGATGAGAAGAAGTTCTTTGATGTTATTAAGAAAGGGTTGGGCGGCTCAATCAATGAGAAGACGTTCAACATGTTAAGAGCTGCAATAGATACTTCTCAGGAGCAAGACCATGAAGTGCAAACACAAGGGAAAGGGCAAGAGCAAGGGTAAGCGCTAACGTCCAATATAGAGCTTCTCAAGAGCCTTCAGGCTTCTTTCAAGAGAGGCTCATCAAATCATAGGGAGATTCCATGGAAATGGACATATGGGAAGGACTTAAAGGAATCACAACAATCATAATACTTCCAGTGTTAGGTGCCTTTTCGTATTTCTTTAGAAAGATGGTGGGAGACCTAGAGATGTTGCAAGTTCAAATCACTGATTTAAAGATAAAGCAGGCTGTATCAGAATCTCAAATACAAGACATTAGAGAAGACATTAAAGGGCTCGTAGTCATTCTTAAAGAGATGGAAGCCACCATAGTGCATGATATTAAAGATTTACAGAAGGACATCAGAAAGTCGAGGTAGGAAATGTCAGACATAGAGGTCATTCAGGCAGGAATAAGTCCTGCGTGTAAATACAAGCCCCAAGCATGTGAGGCCATATTAGAGATAGCCTCCAAGGGTGGTCATATATCTACAATGATGAATGCCGTTGGCATTAGGTCTAAAAGTACGTGGGCTAGTTGGAAGCAGCGCTATCCAGAATTTAAAGAAGCCGTAGAACATGCTGAGATAATCAGCCAATCATTCTACGAGCAATTAGGGCTACAAGGCATTATGGGAACTATTCCTAATTTCAATGCTACAACATATGCTCTAGTTATGAACAACAAGTTCAGCAACGAATACAAACGAAATCCGAGCGGCTCAGGCCCAACAGAAATAACTTTCAACACAGTTAATATGTCTTCTGACCAAGTGAGTGAGAAGATAGCTCAAAAGATTGAGAGGTTGAAATCATTAGGAGTGGTGCTTAATGTCGGACAAGACGAATGAGAAGGAGCTTAAGGAGTTATTAGAGCTCTTAGAAGCTAAAGAATCCCAACTCAAATACAACAAGAAAGACGCTCTATTCCCAGATAATGGTCCGTATAGACGAGAGCTCTACCCAAAGCATTGTAAGTTCATGGAAGCAGGCTTGAGGTTCCAAGAGAGAGCCTTTGTAGCTGCTAACAGAACAGGTAAGACAATGACAGGAGCCTTTGAGATGGCATGTCATTTAACAGGCCTCTATCCTGCTTGGTGGGAAGGACGTAAGTTCTTAAACGCCATTGACGCATGGGCTGTAGGCGTGTCTAACCAATCCACAAAAGAAGTGTTGCAGAATGAGCTCTTAGGAGACATTAACGATATTGGTACAGGACTCATTCCTAGAGATTGTATTGGCAGAAAGGCTAATGGTGACATGCACGTCACTAAGAAGCCCGGCGTTGCTGATGCCGTAGAAACTGTATATGTCAGACACACATCTGGCGGTATGTCTCGTTGTACATTTAAGTCATATGAGCAAGGACGTATTTCCTTTCAGGGTACGAAGAAGCAAGTGATATGGCTTGATGAGGAACCAACAGACCCCACTATTTATTCAGAATGTCTAACACGTCTAATGGACAAGTACAATCCGGGTCTTATATATTGTACGTTCACGCCCCTATTTGGGTTGTCAGACGTTGTATTGTCATTCCTCCCAGATGGTAATTTCCCTAGAGGAGGCATCCACCCACGTAATTCACAGAAGTTTGTAGTGAATGTGGATTGGAGTGAAGTGCCTCATCTGGACGAACAACAGAAGGCTAACATTCTAGAGTCTTATTCTCGTCATGAGAGAGACGCTCGAAGTAAGGGTATTCCCAGCTTAGGGGCAGGAGCCATCTATCCATACACAGAAGATATGATGACTTGCGACCCCTTCCAAATACCTCCTTGGTGGTTGAAAGGATATGGTATGGATACAGGGTGGAGCAAGACAGCTGTCATATGGGGAGCTATGGACCCTGACACAAAAATCCTATATTTATATTCTGAACATTATCAATCAGAAGCCCATCCAGCCATTCACGCAGCAGCTATTAAGGCTCGTGGTAATTGGATGACAGGTGCAGCAGACCCTGCCGGTGCCAATCTATCTGATGGTAAGAAGATATTTGATATGTATATGGAAGAAGGCTTGGACATTGTCAAGGCTGATAAGAGAGACAGAGAAGGTGGGATATTAAAGCTTGGTCAAATGTTTGAATCAGGCCAGTTGAAGATATTCAGCACGCTCAAGAACACACTCTCTGAAATACGTACATACAGAAGAGATGAAAAGGGCGAAATCGTTAAGAAGAACGACCATGCTATGGATGCTATGAGGTATTTATGTACCACAGGCATAAACTATTTGAGCTCCCCAATGGATGACGATGAAGAGGAGGTTTCTTCTGGTTCTGGCGGACGAGACGAATACACAGGATATTAATTGTTCCAATTAACAGTGAACAGGAAACTCAATGCTAACATTAAAAGAGCTAAAAGCTTCAAACAACATTGCAGAGCTATTAGATGATAGTCAGCTAGCAACGATTGGCCAGCAAGTGAAGAGAGGATATGAGATAGATGAGGAAAGCCGAGATGAGTGGCTTAGTATTGTCAATCAAGCAATGGACATTGCCAAACAGGTGATGGTGAAGAAGAGCTTCCCTTGGGAAAACGCCTCTAACATTAAATATCCAATGATTGCACAAGCCTCTATTGATTATGCTTCTCGTACATTGCCTGAAATCATCCAGAACGACAAGATTGTTAAAGCTGTTGTACTTGGTAATGATGACGACAATTCCAAATACGCCAGAGCCAACAGAGTTTCTAAGTTCATGAGCTACCAACTCGTAGACCAACATTCTGATTGGGAAGAAGGCATGGATAGGCTTCTTCATATTCTTCCTATATTGGGAACAGTTTTCAAAAAGACATATTACGACGAAACAGAGAAGTATAATTGTAGTGAGCTGTGCCTTCCAGATAAAATAGTGGTGAATTATAACACCCAAAGCATGGAAATGGCCAGACGTGTCACACATTGTATTCTTCTAAGTGACAACGATATTATAGAACGTCAGCGAAGAGGTATGTTTCTAGATATTGATATGAACCTTTTGTCTTCTGATAACACAGAGGACGCTGATGCCCCTAAAGACTTCCTAGAGCAGCATTGCTATCTAGATTTAGACGAAGACGGATACAAAGAACCATACATTGTGACAGTGCATAAAGAAAGTTCACAAGTCTTAAGGGTTGTTAATAGATTTAAGAAGATAGAGAAGAACAACGAAGGCGAAGTGGTGAGAATAGAGCCAGAGCAATATTTCACAGACTTCCATTTCATAAAGAGTCCTGACGGCGGCTTCTATTCAATGGGATTTGGCAGCTTGCTACTTCCCATTAATAAAGCCATTAATAGTCTAATTAATCAATTGATTGATTCTGGAACATTAAATAACATGCAAGGTGGCCTCATTGGTAGAGGCTTACGACTTAAGAATGGTCAAATATCCTTTAAAATGGGTCAATGGCAAGTGTTGGATGCGGCAAATGGGGACGATATTCGCCGCAGTGTGTTCCCTTGGCCTACAAAAGAGCCTTCTGGAACACTATTTAGCCTCTTAAGTTTGCTTATGCAAGTGGGTAGAGACCTTTCATCCACAACAGACGTACTATCTGGCAAACAACCTGCACAGAACGTCGCTAGTAACACCATCTCCCAATTAGTGGAGCAAGGTACTAAGGTGTTTGTAGCGATTAACAAGCGGGTTTATAGGAGCCTTAAGAAGGAATATAGAAAACTATTCAGATTGAACTCAAAACATCTGACACAGGACGAATATTCCAACATCCTCGACGATGAGGCTGCGGACGTCAAGAAGGACTTTAGTTTAGAAGGCATAGACATCCTACCTGTAGCTGACCCAACGGCCTCTACGGAGTCTCAGAGGCTTTACAGAGCAGGAGCATTGCAGCAGCTCAAGACAGCCGACCCTAGAGAAGTGGATAGGATGTTTTTAGAAGCCATGCAGCTTGATGTTAACATTATTAAGCGGCTATTGCCTGAGAAAGACCCGAATGCTGCTCCTCCTCCAGATGTTCTTAAACTTATGGCAGAAACAGAGAGGCTAAAAGCCGAAGTGGCTAAAATATCAGCTGAAGCAACGTTAGCGGCAGAGTCTAACACAATGGAGAAGCTAAAACTACAGCAATTCATGAAAGAATCTGACGCTAGGGTGGAAGAAGGTGTGGCGAGAGTGTGGAAGATGCAGCAAGATGCTCTTCACAACATGAAGAAGACACAAATCACGGCTACGAAGATGCAATCAGAGCAGCAATTGAAGGAAGTGGGGCTTTCACACAAGATGGACGTGGAACAAGCCAACGCAATGACAGCAGCTCAGAAAGTGTTAGCCGAAAACACCCTACGTAACTTAAAAGAAGCGCAAGACGGGGATAAATAATGAACATAGAAATTCCAGAATATGATTATGCTATGTGGAAAAAAGACCCCGTTACATTAGCCGTATTCCGCTATCTCGAATCAATCGCAGACTACTCAAGGGAGCAAATGACAAGTCGTGAACTTGTAAGCAATCCTAATGGGTTGCTCCGATTGAATGAGATACGTGGATACATCACTGCTATTGAAGATATAGTCAATATGCATGCCAGACCCGAAATAGAAGATTCCAGAGAGGATATATGAGCAGATTAGTGAAAGCACCCGGATATCGTGTACTTGTACGACTTAAACCACTAGAGAAGAAGAAAGAAACCCTGTCAAAGGGGGGATTGATTCTAGAGGTGAAGACAGACAGGCAACATGAGCGTGAACAGGAAGCAATGACAGAAGCCTACGTCGTAGACATTGGTCCTTCTGCTTTTAAGGCTTTCGACGACGGACGCCCTTGGTGTGCTGTAGGAGATTGTGTATTAATATCTAAATATAGTGGGACGCTTGTAGAAGTGGACGAAGAACACATATATAGAATGATTAATGATCAAGATATTCAAGCTGTTTTTCCTGAGGATAAGTTATGTTAGAGAACATAGAGAACGATGATAGAACAATGGGGCTTGACGAGAGTGAAGAGGCTGCTGTAGAGCATTCTTCCTCGATAGAAGAGCTAGCTACCCAATATGGCTGGAACGCAGAGGGTGAGAAATCAGCCGAAGATTTCATAAAAGTGGCCATGGATAAATTCCCCGACCAGAGCAAGAAGATTAAGCAACTCTTCCGTACAGTGGAAGAACTCAAAGTGCATATGACCAAGACAGAGAAAGTGGCGTATGAACGAGCTAAGAAAGAATTAGAAGGTCAACGACGAGAGGCAATACAACAAGGTGATGTCGAATTAGTTGACGAATTGGATAGAATGCGTTCTGAAATGGCCCCTGTAATGCAGGAGGAAGTGGAAGAGGCTGAGCAACACGAAGCTGTTGTAGCATTTGAGGCTAAGAACTCAGAATGGCTACAGGGCACTTCTTATGAAGAGCTTAAGATGCAGAAATGGATGCAAGAACATGGCTCCGTATTGGGTGCCAAGAGGCTTCCCGTAGAGAAGCACATGGAATTGCTCGACCAACACGTTAGACGGGAGTTTCCTGATTATTTTGACGACGGAGAAGACAACATTAAGTCGCCCGTAGCGTCAGCTAGAGATTCTGCTCCTGTAAAGATGGGCAAAGGGAAGAAATTCTCATTTAACGACCTCTCTGCCGAGCAGAAGCAAATAGCCAGAGATTTTGAGTCCATTGGATTTATGAAAACAGATGATTATATAAAAAGCCTTGTAGCACATGGAGAATTAAAATGAGCGTAGTCAAAGAGACAGTGAGAGCAGCTAAACGGCCCCAGCGTGTGCCGTTACACAAGCAGAATATATTTCAAGCAGAGTCCAGAGCGGGCTTTAAGCGTATGTGGGTGAATGAGTTGCCCGGAAGAGTGGAGTCCTACGAGTTAGCAGGATGGGCATTAGTGGCCGAGGAAACAGCGACACATGACGGACAAGCGCAAGTCGAAAGTCAGATGAGTAGCGTTGTAAGACGAGTTGTTAATAAAGACCCTAACGCACCCAGCAGAACAGCTGTTCTTATGGAGATTCCGTTAGATTTGTATCACGAAGATCATGTCGCGGCTCAATTGTTAATTGATGAGCAAGAGAGAGCATTCGATAAAACAGGCGAAATGCGATCTAAAGACATGTATGGTGACATTAATGTTTCACACAGAAACGAAATATAAGAGAGAAAATATAAATGGCAAATATGGATGCCCCAAACGGCTTTACGCCGATTAATCTACTTCCCGACCGAGTGCACAGGTATTACAAGGACGCAACAGCGGGTGTTATTGCTGTAGGTGACCCTGTTATTCGAGGAACCAACTCCTCCGACCCACTAGGTTACCCAGAAATCGTTCGAGCCACCACAGGTGCTGCAATCACTGGTGTGGTGGTAGCAATCGACGTCATGCCTGACAAGTTGTACCAATCCAACTATTTAGCAGCTGCTGACATAGGCTACGTCCTTGTAGCAGATTATCCATATCAAGAGTTCTTGGTGCAGGATAATGGAGGTGCTTCTGGTCTGATTGTTGCACAAATTGGTGAACACATTGA